GTGTTTTAGGTGCAACTGGTGCATCACCAGCGCCTCCTCCACCTGCTTCAGTACGTCATTCATACGACCTCCTCGATCCATTGGCCAGCCTTGTTCTTCCACACGATCTTCACAACCAGCGGAAACAACTCGGCCACCATCTTTAGCTTTTGTTTGTTTTTTGGCGGGCAAAAGTACGTCTCAGTTTTGCCAATCTCCACCCCGCCTTTTGTCACCGGGCGGCGCGTGGTGCCCTTTGTGTCGTGGATTTCCAGCACACCGTTGGGCAGCATAACAACGAAATCCGCGATGTAGTGCGTGTTGTCGGCCAGCCGGAACTTCAGCGCCTCATGCTCAGATCTCCACATCACGTGCCCGATCATTTTCAATTGGTCGAGGTGGTCACGGTAGGCGATCTCGACTCGGTTGATCTCTCTGGTGGCGCGGTATGTCCCACGCGCTTTGACTGGGAATCCGTGGCTCATAAACACAGCGCCTTTCGCGCCATTTCGCGCATCTCTTCTACCGTTTTGCAGTTAGCCCCACGCTTTACAGGGCTACGCTTTGACCGATCCGGCACCCAGCACAACGCCTCCACTAGTGCGTTCTTCAGATCACCAATATGGCAGTCTGCGATCTGGATAAAACCGCTTGCCGCTTGCTCGTAGTATTCTGGCACGTAGCCGCGACCGAGTAATTCCCGTGCTTCCTTGTACATAGCAACTTTCATGCTCACTGTGCAGCCTCCTCAATCGCGGCCATCACGCTGTCGTAGTCGGACTGCTTCAGCTTATCGACAAGGCCGGTATGGTGGCTGGAAAGGATAGACTTTAGCCTTCCTTCAGACACTCCTAGCGCCTTTACTTTGGCCCATAGGTCGTCGGCCTGCCCTCTGGTAATAGGCGGTCCTGTGCGCCTCGATTCGGCCTTCGCAAGCTGTTCAGCACCCACCGCCGCAGCCGCTTCCTTCTGTTCGGCGTAGCTGTCGCCGCCGCCGTCCACCATCGGGCGATTGTCGGCAGGGTCGATGCGGTCGATCACCATGGCGAGCTTCTCGTCAATCGGCGCGGCTTGCCCGGTTTCGTTGGCAACATCCAACTCTTGCGAAATCATGAGCTGAGGCGATAGCGGCCAGTCGTGCGCGGCGCGGTGAATAGCGGTCTTGCGGGCTTGGCGGTCGTACCACTCCACCCACGGCACCTTATATGGGCTGTTCCACGGCAGAGCGGCGATATCTAAGGCGCGGATCTCAGCCAGCGTCAGACCCTTCACACGCTTCCCATAGTGGTCGAAATCGCGGGCGCGGCCAGCTTGCGCCTTGCTGCGGATAACCTCGACATCGTTCAACGTCATCACGGTATATTGGATGTCGTTATTGACCTTGGCGGCGACGAACAAGTCGGTGATTTCGCCGCGATCACGACCGGGCGTCCAAAGGAAGTCGAGCCCGCCCCGGTCGAAGCCGTAGCGGTACTCGTCTCCCTGGCGCACCAGTTCAACGTGGACCGAACCAACGCCAGCCCGCCGCGCCAGATCCAGCTTTCCGTGGTAGTCGATCACCAATTGGCATTCCTTGCCGTAGGGAAGAAGATAGGCGCTATTCTTGCGGATCGGGAGGCCCAGCGATGCGGCCGTCAGCACCGAGTTAACGAAGCTCACAGCCGTGCAGCCGGCCAGCTTCGGCGTCTGGATGATCGCCACCTTCACCAGCCCGCCGAAATATTTGGCGGTGTACTGGGGAGGGATGACGCTGGCGAACTCATTCCCGTACCGTTTCATCAGCGCCATCACGCTGTTCTCGGCTTCCTGTGCAATCGGCGTTGTCAGTTGTTGGTCCATGTTTGTCCTCGCACTCCCGGCAGTTGTTGTTGTCGTTCAGCAAAACGTTTTGCGCTCCGCATCCCCAGCAGTCGCAGCGGTTGAAGTAGTCAGAGCTTGTTGATGGCGCGGGCATCGTTGATCCGTTCGGCGGCGTGCGCCTTGGTGTACTCGTTGAAGTCGCTGGCACCATCGGGCAGCACGGTGCCATTAACGGCGTCTTGTGATGCAGACAGCACGCTGAGGCGTTGTGCGTTTTCGCGGCGAATCGTCGCCATCAGCACGTCAAATTGGCGCACGGCGGTAGAGGTGCGGCCGAGAATGTGCATGGTCTGCGTTTGCAGATCGGAAAGGTCGAGTAGAATACGTCCGGTGGTCATCATGGGTTTTTCCTACTATTTCGGTGCCGACGTGCTGGTGAACAACTTCAGGTTGTCACGCAGGAATGTCAGTTGGTTCGTCACGGCTTCCTGCACGGCGTCCAGGAGCGGCTTGTTGCCATCGCGCCACATGGCGTTGATCGATTGCTGGATCTCCTCCCGCATCGTCACCTTGAATAGCACCATGGCACGCTTGCCGGCGCACTTCCAGGAGTACGAGTTTTCCTTTACCGACTCGCCTTTCTCATTCACGTCTTCATTGAAATACGTGGTGATGCGGTCGGTGATCCACTCGCGCAAGGTTTGCGGATCCCCTTTCTTCTCGCCGTACCCGTTGGTTTTCTCGAATTTCAGGTTTTCGATTTGCGCCGTGATCTCGCCCTGCAGGACGGCAGCGATAACCTTCTCGATTCCGGATTGAACGTGCTTTTTGATCTGATCGTCCATCTCGCGCCGGAACTTCGATTCGTCCCAGCCACGCTCACCTGTGAGGATGCGATCAGTGATTTCGTCGACTACCGCATCTTGGATCTTTGCGGCGTCAATTCCGAGGTCTTTTAAGTCAATGTTCATGATAATTCCTTTGGGCGTAAAAATACCGCCGCGCCATTGAGACACGGCGGTGTGAGGTTCACTACTTTGGAGACGGAAGCTGCGGTTAGCTTCCAGTGGTCCGATTCGCTGGCAAATCCTCCCCAGGAAATGTCATCCAACGTGGTCGGACCACTGCAAGCGCCTGTCTTCCAACAGGCGGCAGCGTTGCGTTAGCGCATAAGCACCACCGCGCCGAAGTATCCCAGCAGCAAGCCGACGATGCCAGATCCAATCGCCATAACTGCCATCATCTTGCCGTCGCGCATCAGACGAGCTTCGTGCAAACGGTTGTCGATGGCCGCTCCGCTTTGCATGTCGCTGAGTTGGCGACGAAGCGCTTGATTTTCGCCACGCAGCTTTTGCGTAGCGTGCTGCACTTCCATTTCGATGAGGCGGTTGACGCTTTCCATGTTCAGGCGTGCGCTGGCGTTGGTGACGGTAGATGGCGTGTTCATTTGGCGGCTGCTTTCCGAGTGGGTTTGGATGTCATCGCAACGACGGCCATTTCAGCGGCGGCGGTAAGCTTAATATCGCGTGCGGCGGCAAAGAGTTGCAGTGCCCGGTGGCTGCTGGGGCTGATGTAGATTGGCCGTTTGGCTGGCGTCGGTGACTTCATATGAACCAATCGTAAAGCATGATTGCGCGACTTGCAACAAAAAAGTTTTTCTTTTTTTCCGTTGCGATTTGCGGCGGCTGTCTTTATAGTTGAGGTCATGGATTATAGATCGTTTCTGGATGGAAAACACGTCGAACCGCAACCATCCGGAATTTCCGGAGAGTTCGACTTGAACAGCAAGCTATTTGGCTTCCAGCGGCATAGTGTCACTCGGGCGCTGAACGCAGGCAAGTTCGCACTATTCACGGAGTGCGGCAGCGGCAAGACGGCCATGCAATCGGAATGGGGGCAGCAGGTTTGCCAGCATACGGAAGGCGATGCGCTGATATTGGCACCGCTGGCCGTGACGGCTCAAACCGTAGCCGAGGGCGCGAAGTTTGGCATCGAGATCACGCCATGCCGAAGTCAGAAAGACGTGCGGCGCGGCGTTAATGTCACTAATTACGACATGCTAAAGCATTTCGACGCTCGTCACTTCGACGCTATCGTTTTGGACGAGTCCAGCATTTTGAAGAATTTCACGGGGGCGACCCGGCGACTTCTCCAAGACTCGTTTTCCAACACGCCATACAAGCTCTGTTGCTCGGCTACCCCGTCTCCCAATGACCACATGGAGCTTGGCAACCACTCCGAGTTCCTGGACATCATGAGCGGCGGTCAGATGCTCATGCGGTGGTTCCTCAACGACACGATGAAGGCCGGCGGCTACCGGCTGAAAGGACACGCTGAGGCGGACTACTGGCGGTGGGTGGCGTCGTGGTCGGTATGCATGGAAAAGCCGTCAGACCTTGGCTTTTCTGATGACGGGTGGGTTATGCCAGCGCTCAACATTCATGAGGAAATTGTCGCCGTAGATCAGTCCATCAACGCCAACGGGCAACTCTTCCGAGTGGCGGATGTTTCGGCAACTGGCCTACATCGGGAGATGCGACTGACGGCACCTGACCGGGCCGCGCGCGTTGCTGAGATCATCGGCGACTCCAAAGATCCGTGGTGTATCTGGTGCAACACGAACTACGAAGCGGACGAACTCATGCGCGTGATCGACGGCGCTATTGAGGTACGCGGCGACGAGCGCACGGAAGCGAAAGAGGAAAAGCTGCTTGGATTTACGAACGGCGCGTTCCAGCGCATCGTCACGAAGCCGAGCATCGCGGGCTTTGGAATGAACTGGCAGCACTGCAATAAGCACATCTTTTGCGGGCTGTCCTACTCCTACGAACAGTTTTATCAGGCCGTGCGCCGGTCCTGGCGCTTTGGGCAAACGCGGCCGGTTGACGCCTACATGGTCATCGCGGAAACGGAAGGCCCGGTTTTCAAGACGATACGCGAAAAGCAAAAAAAGCACGAAGAGATGAAAGCGGCCATGGTTCATGCGATGGCGGCAATTCAAAACGGTACAGGCCGGCGCCAGCTTGCGTCGGCAGTTGGAACAAAGAAAATGAATCTTCCGAGGTGGATCTAATGAACGTGATTTTAGACGAGCGGCACGGCCGCAACTGGGCGCTCTACAACGGCGACTGCTGCGAAGTCATCAAAGGTATACCTGACGAGTCGGTAGACCTGACGGTGTTTTCTCCGCCGTTCTCCAGCCTCTACACCTACTCGGACTCCGAGGCCGACATGGGCAACTGCGCGAGTGATGAGGAGTTCTTCGCGCACTTCGGATTCCTCGCGCCGGAACTGCTTCGCGTGACGACAACGGGGCGGCTGTGCGTGATGCACGTCAAAGACCTGCCGACGTATCGCAATAGCGACGGGGCCAGCGGTCTGCGGGACTTTCCCGGTCAGTGCATCGTCGCCATGGAGCGCGCCGGGTGGACATTCCATAGCCGTGTGACGGTGTGGAAGTGCCCGGTCACGGAGCGCGAGCGGACAAACAACAACGGGCTGCTGCATAAGACCGTGATGCGCGACTCTTCGCAGATCCGGCAGGGCATGGCCGACTATGTGCTGGCGTTCCGCAAGACCCCTCCCGGAGACAATCTCAGCGTCAAGCCGATTGAAAGGCCGAATGGGTTCGAGCGGTACATCGGCGACCCGGCGCAAGACCCGCGCGAGACTGACCAGCATCCCTCGAAGTACGCCCGCAAGGGCCGCGACGGGCGGACCAGCGTTGAGATTTGGCGGCGATACGCGGAACCTGTTTGGTGGGATATCGATCAGACGGACGTGCTGAACTTTCGCATCGCCCGCGACGAAAAGGACGAGAAGCACATCTGCCCACTGCAGCTTGGGTTGATCCGGCGGTGCCTGGAGCTGTGGTCGTCGCCCGGGGATGTCGTGCTATCTCCGTTTGCCGGCGTCGGTTCTGAAGGGTTCGTCGCACTGGACGAGGGCCGCAAGTTTATCGGTATCGAACTGAAGCCTGGTTACTTTTCGACGGCTGTAAAGCATCTGGAGAGCGCAGAAGCATATGCTGGTGCGCAGCAAGGGCTATTCGATGCCGTCGATTGAACACGCCATAAGCCAGCAAAGGTCATGCGCTGGCCGTTGGTGGATTGATGACGAGCATGCTGGCGCGTGGGCTGGTCTTTGCGATTGGCTGATGGAAGAATGTTTGATGGAACAGGAGAGAATCATGAGCTTCGGCTGGAAGCGAATCACGGCGAACGTCTGGCGGCTTGACGACACGTGGCAGGTGGTTGAAGAGCGTCCGGGCTGCTGGCGCGTCTACCGCGGCGACAAATCGGTAGGCGACTGGGTGGACACCGTGGCGCAGGCCATGGAGCTTGCCGAGCGCCTGAAGCGGGAATCCGCGCAATAGCCGGAATTTTGCCCTACCCTGAAAATTCACGTGAATTTATGCGCTTTGCCAAAATTCATGTCACCCACAACCAACCGAAAGGATCACCATGAAACACATCATCACCGCCGCCATTTTCGCGGCCTCACTGACCGCACAGGAGCCCGACTGGGGCAAGGTCATCGACCAGTCGCGCAATCCGCACCACCCGCACCACTACCATCACGAGGACTGCCCAACCTCTCCCGTCCCGGAGCCGGGGGCCTACATCCTCGTCGGCCTCGGTCTGGTCGGCGTGGCGTGGTACCGTCGCCGGAAATAGTGCTGGAAAACGAAGCAGTAGAGTGAGATAATTGAAGTGCGGGTAGCTCCCGCAGTCTTCGGAAACCTTAGTTCGAGGGCCTCGGAAACGGGGCCTCTCTTTCAAAGATCCGGGACAGATCGAACTAAGGATAACCTGAACATGAAACAATTCCGCATGGAGCGGAGGTTTCGGCTATGGCTTTGAAACTTCCCGCGATCCAATGGTATCCAGGTGACTGGCTTCGTGATCCCGGAGTGCAGTCTTTGTCGTATGAGGATCAGGGCATCTGGTTTGCCATTCTCATGCGAATGTGGGAGGGCGAGGAGCGCGGCAAGCTCACGTTAAACGGGCACGCTATGCCCGTAGAGGCCCTAGCTCGTCTACTTGGTTTGGATAACCAAAAGGTCAACCAAACGTTAACCACCCTGTTAACCTACGGTGTAACCTCAGTCGAACCAACCACCGGCATCATTTACAGCCGTCGCATGGTTAGAGACGAGAATCTGAGGAAAACTCGCGCTGAGTGTGGAAAACTAGGCGGAAATCCGCTTTTGCTTAACCAAACTCCCAACCAAAAGCCAACCCCCCAGGTTAAGCAAAAACCAACCCCTTCATCTTCATCTTCATCTTCAGAAGATAGTATTGTGCCGACAAGCGGCACATCTACACGCCGCAATCGATTTGTTCCGCCGACGGCTGAAGAGGTTCGGGCCTACGCGAAAGAGATAGGCTTTGACATCGACGCGGAGAAGTTCGTAGCGCACTACAACGCGTCAGGCTGGAAGCGCGGCAAACAGCAAACGCCTATCACGAACTGGAAAGGCTGCGTCCAGACGTGGCGAACGAACGAGCGCAGCACGCCGTTGAACGCAAGACCGGCACCCGGAAACTACGATCACCTCCCGCTGGGCTTCACGGCTGCGGAGAAAGCGAAGATGGAGCGCGTGGCGCGGGAACGGGCGGAGGACGGGCTGGTATGAACCCGCTCGAATCACAGTTCAACAACGGGCTCCCTGTCGCGGTGGATACAGAGCGCATGGTGCTTGGGTCAATGCTGCTTTACCCGACCGAGCAAGCGCCAATTGCCATTGACCTGCTGACCGTCGAGGACTTCACCACCAGCGACCACCAGAAGGCGTTCCGGCGTCTATCGGCGATGGTCGCCGAAGGGCAGAAAATAGACTTCGTGACGTTCGGCGAAGCCCTGATGCACCTGGACGGGTTTCCCAAGGACATGCTGGTGGAGTTTCTCCGCGGCACGACCCGCGGATTGCCCAAGATCATCAGCCTGGACGCGTACTGCGACATTCTGCGGTCACGCACGCAACTTAGAAGCGCGATTCTTGCCCTCAACGCGGGCATTGTAGCCCTTACAGCACAGGGGGCCGACCGTCAGACCGTTTTGGACGTTCAGAGCGCTGTAGCGGCTGTGGGCGATACCGACGAACGCGCGTCCGGTTTCGAGATGATCGGCGATATCATCCAGAATCAGGGCGGCGGCGGGTTGCTGGCGTTCCTACAGACGCCGCAAGATGAGATGGGCATACCGTGGCCTTTGCCGACGCTGACGAGCGCGACGGGGGGTTTTAAGCCGGGGAACACGACGGTAATCGGCGCTGAGACCGGCGGCGGGAAAACCACGATGGCGACGATGTGCGCATTACACGCGGCTAGCTTGGGGTATGGCGTGGCGATCCTATCGGCCGAAATGACGAAGGCTGAGGTGGCGAAGAAGATCGTGGCGCAATACGGGCAAGTCTGCCTTGCCGACTGGCTACAGCAAACACAGGAGCGGCGGGAGCGGGACAAGACGAAGGCCGCGGCTACTGCGCTAATACCGTTCACAATCGCCATTGACGAGCGGCCAGACGTGACTCCCGCGATGCTGGAAGCCGGGATCGTTCGGCTGAAGCGGAAGCATCGCGTCGATTTGGTGATTGTGGATTACATTCAACTCATGGAAAGCGGCCAGCGCGAGGACGGAAATAGCCGAGAACGCCACATCGCGCACATTAGCCGGTCGATGAAAAAGATGTGCAAGCGGTTGAACATTGCCGGGATCATTCTCACCCAACTCAACGACGATGGCAAGGTTCGGGAGTCGCGGCAAATCAAGATGGACGCCTCAAACGTAGTCATCTTGTCCGACAAGGGAGGCGGGAATTTTGAGGCGAATTTGGAGAAGGCGAGGTTTTCGGCGAAGCGCCGCATACCGCTGTTCTTCGACGGGGCAACAGGGTTGTTTTTTGAAACGGAGAACTTATGAGCGATCAAAACTGGCGCGACGAACTGGACCGGCTGGCCCTGCTACGGCAACGCCATGGCAACGGAATGCCCAGCGCCGCCGAACTGCTGAAGCGGATGGCCGACGCGGGCGAACTGGAGTTCCTGGACGCGACAAAGCCACCCGCCCCACCGCCTACTCCCGCGAAGCGATAGCCTTCGCACGTTTGGCCGCCACGGCCTTTGCTGCAAGCTCTGCGCGGCGTTCCGGCGACATGCTGCCGAATCCCTTGCTGGGGTTTTTGGCGCGTCCTGTGCCGCACTGCGACAAGTCGAGCAGTTCCTTGACGGCGACCATGGCCTCACCCAATGGCACGCAGATATCGGCGTCTGGCGGCTGGTCGATCATGCGGCGGGCGTGTTCGTCGCGCTCTCGGATGGCGAGGCGGAGCAGGTAGTTCAGGGTTTGCTGAGTCATTAGCGCACTTCCCGCCCGTAGTCGTCATACCTCTCGTCCGTTTCCTCGCCCCATTGCGACGGATGCGCCAACTCTTGACCAGAGCCATTGTACAAACGCCCGCATGAGCAGCTGTTGGTCATCGCATCGTCGATATCGACGGTACGCCCGCATGAACACCGCCCGCTACCAGACACCATATAGCTATGCTGGCGTGATTCGATGGCAGGCGTGTAGCGATCCGGCGAGAACAGCATCGCGCATAGATTCCAGATGGCAGCATCAGCGAGTCCCAACGGGTTCAGGATTGCGCCGTTCGCGTCACAATCGAAGCCAATCCCGCATCCCGGGCGTTTTTTGTCCCATGCGCCTAGAGTGTACGTGGTGGCCGTCTCGCGTTGGCGCGGTTTGAAGTTGGTAAGCATACTAATCTCCTCTGCGGGCTATGCCGCCCGCTGGCGTTGGGGTGTGGTTAGCGAGGAAGGCCGTTTGCTGCCAAGTGTGCAGCGTAGGCTCGGTCTATTTCTGCCGATTGCTGCGGCAGTAGCGCTTCCAGCGCGGCAATTTCATCGCGCAACGATTGCGGCGTTTCAACGCGTTTGCACGTGTTGTATAAAGGCAGGCCGATGATTGCCGACAGCCGGGAGCGAGTGGCTTCCCATGCATCAGTCGCTTTCTTGAGGGCTAGTTCAGTGGTGTGTTGTGCGCTGTTCATGTATCCATAATAACCATAAGCGTTATGCATTGCAAGCGGAAAGTGCAGGGCTTGACAAAAAAAAAGAGCATCGGTAAAATCGAACTGCATCCCTCGCGCGCCTCATAACCGTACATCTCAAGCCTTCTACGGCGAGCGAAGCAAGCCGACATCCTTGGGCACTGACTGCCCGCACACTGAGAACTCTCGACCCGGCAAGCGTTCCAACGCGAGCCGGACTACGTAAGGGGATTATGGGATTCTGGAAAAGCGTGCTCAAGATCGGCCAGAACATTGCCGCAATTGCGCTGGAAAGCACCGCCAAGGCGTCCGCAAGCGGCAAGCCAATTACCATGGGCGACGTAGGCCGAGAAGCGCTGGAGACGGCGGCAGAGCGAAAGCGCAA